CAAAAATACAACTATAAATTAATCTTCAAGATCTATTATTAATATTTTATCATCCATTATTGAGATTTTCTCAACTATGTAATTTATGAATGAAGATCCCTTACAAGAGTAGAAATTTCCAAAATTTAAGTATCTCTCTTGATTAATATTAAAAGGGTGAAGATAATTGTAAATAGACCTTATTGATTCGATTTCAGCTTCATGATTTTTCTTTTCAGCTTTATTCAGTTTTTTCTCATCTGTACAAAAATTTCATTTCGCCGTAGATGAGAGTGAGGAATGCTACTGAACCAAGGGATACGATCCCAGCGATTTGTAGTGCTTCCATGACGATCACTTAGCGTAAGAGTGACCGCGATAGCAGAAAGTTCCATGAACTTCTTCACCACCTTGCTGACACTCATACTTGACACCACGATAGGTGGTCATAGCAATCTGAGCATCGTGTAGTGCAGCTGCTTTCTGGATCTGCTTCTTGATGATAGTAAGTGTGTTCATTAGTTTACTCCTGAAATACTAGGGATTTTTAGCCCCGTTCCTTCAGTCGTTTGCGTCCCATTGACATTCAGGTACAGATTCCCTTACGGTTTCTACAAGTTCTACAACCACTGCTGGTGGTAGATTCTTATTTTTGCTGATCCTTAACATTAAGGATTCAGCATCCTGACATGTCAACGTTGAATACAGAAGTAATTCAAACATGGGATGAACGCTCCGTTCCGCGACTTACTTGCGTCCTCAGGTAAATGTACCATTGCATTCCCCTTCAACTTTTGATTTGAAATACTGGATGAGATTCCATTTCGATCGTTGATCGAGATCGTCTCTCATCTGTGTCTCAACTCTGAGTTGTAAAAACCTTTCACATGACATGTGCCACCCATAGGGTGACGGATCGTGATGGACTAAGGTGAAAGCCA